GTTGAAAATATTAGTTTGGCTGATCTTTACCCAATAGCTAGATATTGTAACCAGCTTGTCGATACACCTGATGGCAGTGAACCAAGGTTTGCAATAAATACAATTATCAACAATCAAACAACCGCTTATAAATTACTTCAATACATAGCTAGTGTCTTTAGAGGCATGACGTTTTGGGCATCAAATACTGTTAATGTTGGTGCGGATCATGGGAATTTAGATGGAACGGATATAGATCCAGTTCATTTATATACAAATTCAAATGTTATTAATGGAGTATTTTCATATTCTGGGACTTCAGTTAAAACAAGATCAACAAAAATCAGAGTTAATTATAACGATCCAGATAACAAGTACAAAGTAGATCAAGTTGTTGTTGAGGATCAGTCATTAATAGATAAGTTTGGTGTCCGTGAAAAAGAAATTGTTGCATTTGGTTGTACTTCAAAATATCAAGCACAAAGACTAGGACAATATTTACTTAAAGTTGAAGAACTAGACACAGAAGTTATTACATTTGCTACTGGTTTAGATGGACTTTTTGTTTTTCCTAGCCAAATTTTTGCTGTTGCTGATTTGATGAGGGCAGGGCAAAGAACAGGTGGCAGGGTTAGTAGTGCAACAACAACAGTTATAACAACTGACCAAACTGTGCAGTTACCTGCTGGTGGCGATGAAAAATTAACTTGTATTTTATCTGACGGGAGTTTAGAAACAAAAGATATAAGCACATCAAGCGGTACAACCATAACTGTTGAATCTGCTTTTAGCTCTGCACCTTTAGCTCAATCTGTATATGCAATTTCAACCAAGGCTGTTCAAAAACAAAAATTTAGATGCACAAGTATAAAAGATAATAATGATGGAACTTATACCATAACAGGAACGCAACATAATGATTCTATTTATGCTGCTGCTGACGATACAACAGGCACTACAAACTTAATTCAAGATGACAGGTTAATTTCAACTTTTGATGATAAGCCTGAAACACCTAGAGATTTAGTTGTATCTTTTTCAGACGTAAAAATAAACAATAACACTGTTAATAGGGCTTTATTTCAATGGAGTAGAGGTACTAATGGTGCTGCAATAAAATTTGATATTGAACTTGATATAAATGGTAAAAATAAAGTTTCATTAAATAACTACACACAAACAACATATGAAATTGACAATTTATTAGTGGGCGCAACTTTAAAATTTAAAGTTTGTGCTGTTGGCTTCATACCAGATAAAAAATCAAGTTTTATAAGTTTAACTAAAAAAGTTCCAGCGATAGCAACATCAAGTTCAACAGGGACATTAGACCCTACTGATATACTTCCACCAGATCCACAAAATCCAACGATACAAGTTACAACAAAAAATGAAGCCATTATAAAATGGAAAATACCATCAGACTTCACAGGAAACAAAAATGAATTAGTTGCGATTATTAGACACTCACAATTAACTGATGGTAGTGCAATATGGCCTGAGACAACAGCATTAAGAGAAGTACAAGCAAACACAGATAGTTTAGTTTTACCGTTAATGAACGGAACTTACATGATTAAATTTAAAGATACAAACCAAAATAAATCTGCAAATGCCAAAAGCGTAATTATTGACCTACCTGATGACTTGCCTAAACTATTACATACTCAAGTAAGAGAGGATGCCACATCACCACCTTTTCAGGGTCAAAGAGATAACATTTTCTTTTCCGATGAGTATAATGCTTTAGCTTTGGAAACTGATGATCTTATTGATGATAAAGTTGATTTTGAAGAAGGTTATTCAGGGAATATAGATTTTGGTGGAACGCTTTTATCTTCTGGAACATATTTCTTTAAGGATAAAGTTGATCTTGGAGCCGTATTTACAGTAGAGATCAAAAGACATTTACAAACTAGAGGGTTATACCCTAACAATACTATTGATTTACATTCTACAAATATTGATGAATGGACAGATTTTGATGGCGACTTACCTGACGAAACAAACTGTGTAATATCCTATAGAAAAAGTAATACCGCACCAGCCGATGATGAGGTCGCAGATGAAAACGATGAATTTATTTTACTTGAAGATGATAATAAATTCTCTCAAGAAGATTCACAAAGTTATGGTGAATTTGTACCTTTGGAAAATGGCAGATTTACAGGGAGAGTATTTCAGTTTAAAGCTGAGTTGACTTCGGAATATGAGGATCAAACCCCTTTGATCGATCAATTAGGTTATAGTATGCAGTTTGAAAACAGAACTGAAAGTGATTCTACAACTAGCGGTACTGCTGCAAAAGTCATAACTTTTAGTAAAGCCTTTGTTCAACCACCAAAAATTGGTATAACTGCTAGTAATATGGCTACAGGGGACTATTATGTAATTAGTAGTGAAAGTCGTACAGGCTTTACCATTACTTTTTTCAATAGTTCAAACGCTGCTATTGACCGTTCATTTTCATACCAAGCAAACGGCTTTGGTGCGGAAGAAACCTAATCCTTCAAACCCACTGGTATAACTAACTTATGGCAACACATGATTATAACCTAGCAAACCAATCGGGAGCCAGTTTTAGGTCAGATTTAAATAATGCTTTATCTGCAATACTGTCAAACAACAGTAACGCATCTAGTCCTTCAACTACTGTGGCCTATATGCTATGGTCTGATACTAATAACAATAATCTTAAAATTCGTAACAGTGCTAATGACGGATGGGTTGAGCTAATAAATTTAGATGGAACTATTGCAAGAGATTTAACGTTAACTGGAGCATCTGCAAATATATTTTTCGATCAATCACAAAATGCACTTGAATTTGCTGATAATGCTGAAGCAACTTTTGGTACTAGCCGAGATTTAGTTATCAAACATGACGGCAGTAACAGCATAATTAATGATTCTGGTACTGGCGAATTGCAGTTGCAGAGGGCTGGTAATACAATACTCACTTTGAACTCAACTGGTATAGAGATTACTGATCCAGATGGTACAGCAAGAGTAACAATAACAGGTTATGAGGGTGCTAGTTCACAAATATATTTAGCTGCCGATCAAGGGGATGACAATGGCGATACATGGCTTATCCAAAGCAGCCAATCCTCTAACGATTTTATTTTTTTAAATGATACATCAGGATCACAGGTCGCAAAGTGGACAATAAATACTGATGGTGATGTTACCATGACGGGTCATTTGACTATACCAGACAGTCATAATTTACAACTAGGAAATGCGAGTGGAGGTGATCTTACGATCGGACATGACGGCTCCAATTCGATTATTAATGATAATGGTACAGGTGAATTTCAACTACAAAGGGCAGGTGATACGCTTCTTACTTTAAATTCAACTGGTATAGAAGTAAAAGACCCAAGTGGAACGGCAAGAGTCACAGTAACAGGTGCTGAGGGTGCTTCTGCTCAAGTTTTTTTAGCTGCCGATGAAGCTGACGACAGTGGCGATACATGGGGGTTGCAAAGTACAGATTCTGATAATAGTTTTAGGCTAACTAATGATGTTAGCGGAGGGCAATCTACAAAATGGCTTATTGATACAAGTGGAAATGTAACACATTATGGTGATCTTGATTTACCAGATGATAAAAAAATAAAGCTAGGTAATGGAGATGATTTAACTATAGGTCATGTCAGTGGAACAAATGTCATAGATATTGTTAGTGATTTGGATATAAAGCACGGAGCAGACTTTTGTGCGAGTTTTAATGATGATGGAGCCGTTCTTTTATTTTATAATAATGAACAACGTTTTCAAACGACAAATAGTGGCATTGAAGTTACACGCACGGGTACAACTAGCGATACTGTTTTTGTTGTGAAATCACAAGATGATGCTGCTAGTGATGCTACTTTACAACTTGAATGTATGAATGCTGGTGCTCATTCAAGAATAAATTTCGGCGATGATGCGGATGCTGATGCTGGCAGAATTGATTATGACCATAGTAGTAATATATTTTCCTTTAGAGTATCAGGGACAGAAAGATTTAATATGAGTACTGGTGCAATCCATCCAGTCGCAGATGATATTCGTGACATTGGAACATCCTCATTAAGATTTGACGACATAAGAGCTACTAATGGTACGATCAACACATCAGATAGAAATGAAAAAAATACAATAGTTGCTTCTGATTTAGGTTTAGATTTTATAAATAAATTAAGTCCAGTTTCTTATAAATTTAATAATAAGACAAGAACACATTATGGACTTATTGCACAGGATATTGAAACCGTATTAGGTACTTTAAGTAAAACAGCAACAGATTTTGCTGGTTTTTGCAAAGATCAAATCACAACAAAAACTGAAATTGATGAAAATGGTGATGCTAAAGAGGTAGCACTTGACACGCCTTTTGATAGATATGGTTTGAGATATATAGAATTTATCGCACCAATGATAAAAGCAATCCAGGAATTATCAGCGAAAGTAACCGCACTTGAAGGGTCATAGACTCTTTACTATAATTTATACAATTACACAATAAACATGACCAATCCTATTGATTTAATTAAAGAAGATATTGCTGCTGCTAAAGAACAGCTAGATATTGATATAAAAAAAGTTTCATTATTACAACAAGAAATCAAACAAATACAAGAACAGGCTCAAGCTGCTATTACTGAAAAGCAAACACAAATAAATACTATTACACAACCTATTTTAGAAAATCAAGGATATATTAAAAGACAAACAGAGTTTTTAGATAAATTAGAAGGTAAGATAGAAGCAACAACTGATAAATAAATGGCCGACAGGAAAGTAACAGCGTTAACTGAATTAACAGCACCAGTAGCGTCTGATGTTTTTCCTGTAATTGATGTAAGCGAATCTGCAAACGCTAATAAGAATAAAAAAATACAGCTTACAACTATTCTTAAAAATATTCCTGATGGCACAGTATCAAGTCCAAGTGTTAGTTTTGTAAGTGATACTGGTACAACAGGTTTTTTTAGGGCTGGAAGTAATGATTTAGGGGTATCAGCTAATCAAGCACTTGTAGCATCTTTTTCTTCTACTGGTTTAAAGCTTGGTACTGGAACTGCTGCTGCACAACTTCATTTGTTTAGTACTGATACCACAGATCAAGTAATCATTGAGAATAGTGATACTGGTGCTGACAATGCACCTGATCTAGTTCTATATAGAAATTCAGCTTCCCCTGCTGCTGATGATAATTTAGGAAATCTTTTATTTAGAGCTAATGATGCTGCTGGTAACACACATGATTATGCTGCTGTCGTAGCTCAGATAGAAGATACTACAAATACTTCTGAAGATGGTGTCTTAGACATAATGACAAGTGCTGCTGGTACGTTGGCATCAAGGATAAGATTAAAAAATACAAATGTTGGTATTAACGAAGCCTCACCACAAAATATTCTTCATGTAACAGATACACAAGCTGGTGTAGTTTTAGAAGTTCAATGTACTGCTAATGATGCTGCCAGTGGTGCTGATATTCTTTTATCAAGAATAAGAGGTGCTAGTGGTGCTGGACAAGATAGCGATTTATTGTCAACGATATTTTTTGAAGGAAAAAATGATGCTACAACACCACAAGAAGTAAATTATGCAGCGATCCAAGCAAAAATTATTGATGCTAGTGATGAAACTGAAGATGGAGAATTAAATTTACAGGTAGAAATTGCTGGCACGTTAACAACTGTTGCATCTATACAAACTACGGGAATCAATGTAACTGGAACAGTAACCGATGACGGAGCAACGCATGATGGCGATGTTACATTTACTGGTGCAAGTGCAAATATAGTATTTGACAAATCCGATAATGCTTTAGAGTTTGGCGATAATGCAAAGGCTACCTTCGGTGCGGATGCAGACTTACAAATATATCATGACTCAACCCAAAGTATTATTGCAGATACAGGTACAGGTCAACTAGCAATTCGTGGTGGCACTACAGTTTCAATTTCTAATGCTGCTGGAACTCAGGTTATGGCAAACTTCATAAATGGTGGTGCTTGTAATTTATTTCATTCGGGAAGCACAAAAATAACAACAACCAGTTCTGGCGTGACGGTTACAGGAACAGTAACAGAAACATCTGATATTGCTTTTAAATCTGATATAGAACCAATTACAAACACACTAGATAAACTACAACAGATAACAGGTTATAAATATAAATTAGACAATGCTTCTATAGATTCAATGGGAGTAATAGCACAAGATGTAGAAAAGGTTTTCCCAGAGTTAGTTCATGGTGATGAAGGAAGTAAAACTTTACAATATAGTGGACTTATTGGAGTATTAGTAGAAGCTGTAAAAGATTTATCAGCTAAAGTGAAAGCCTTAGAATCTAATTAGATTTTTCTGTCATCTGACGGGTCATAATTCCTAAAGTTACATATAAAGGTGCTAAAGCCATTATTCCTGTAAAGGTTATAATGGTGACAGGTACTAATGCTTTTGCAAATGCATCTCTCATGTTAAATAAAATCTCATCTGTTCTATCTATTTTATCATTCGTAATTTCATTAACAACTATTGGGGCAGGGTACGCTACCTACAAATGGGTAAGTAGCCCACAATTTGAAGCCATGATGTTAGAAAAAATAATGGGTTCTGTAAATCAAATTATGCCAGATCAAATAGAAAAAAAAATGCCTAAAATAACTGGCCCTATGTTGCCTTTATGACAGAATTAAAACGCACACCTTATCGTATAAGAACTCGTTTTATTGCTGTTCTAGCATTAATAACATCAGGAATAACTTTTGGATCGGGGTTTATGGTGTTTCTATATATGAAAAGTCCAGCATTTGAAAATCAATTATTAGGACAGGTAATGAAGCACATGGATTGGATTGTAGCTGATGAGTTTAATAAACAGATAAAAAAATTAAAACCAAGACCTGTGGCAGATGCTAACGATCCAAACAGATGGTTTTGGGATTACATTGAGAAAAGAAATAGAGAACAAATAGAATGGGAAACAAAAGGTAAATGGGAGCAATAAATGATATTTAAATTTTTTAAAAAAGTTATTAAAAATTATGTTAATTGGATTCGTATGGTTAAGTTTCATTTAGAACTAGAAAATGAAATAAAAAAGTTTAATGATTGTTACTGGCGTGAAGTTTCAAAAGATTGAAATAAAAGAAGTTTATATTCCAAAAATAAGAACATGGGAAATACAACCACCAATACTAGATTTAATTACTAAACCAGTTGTTGATATACCAGCTTGTGTTAATGCTCATAGAAATAATCTTACAGGACTAATAAATAAAGATGAGTTAGGAACATATAAAGCCTGTGGTACGTTTGATATCCCTAGTTTTGAGCCACTTGATTATAACCCTGCTAACTTTCAATACACCGCACCAGCAAAACAACAGGAGAACCCACAAGAACAACCTCCGCAGCAACAGGCAAAGATTCCAGAAAAGAAAAAAAAAGAAGAAATAAAAATAGATCCATGCCCTCCAAAAAATCCACAATTCAGACAAGGTGATTACAGAAATGATAAAAAAATCGAAAGACTGGTAAAATGGGAAAGATCCCCCTCAGATGGTATTACTTGTGTCGGAATCTGGGAAAAAGTACCATTTAGAGAAAGTTTTATTGGTACGCCTCAAGTTCTTATTTCAACTACTGTGTTGGGTGTGGTTGCTGGTGGCTCTGCGCTTTTGGCTCCTGTAATAAAAAAATTAATTTCTGAAATATTCAAAAAAATAAAAAAACAACTTACAAAGAAAAAAGATGAGGTAAAATAAAAGAACCCTATTCGACAAGGCAATGGATAGGGTGTCTAGGTGGGCAAGTCTAACCGTGCTTGCCTACTGCTCTAATTTATGAGTGTGCGGTAATACCTGATTCATCTTTTCAGTAACGATTACATCTTTGCATAGATCATGATAAGGACTATCTGTGGCAAATAATATTCCCTTAATTTTTAACTCTCCGCAATTTTTTAAACGGGCAAGTTCATAGTTAAGTCGTTCTTTAGATAGAATTTGTTGTTGTATTTTTTCTTGTGTTGTAGCAGATTTTAAACACGCATCTTGAAATCTTTGATCTAACGGAAAAGTAAAAGTTAATGCGGCTCCAAAATTAATTCCAAGACTATCTTTATTACCACTATAGTTTTCTTGATAATACAAAATTTCACCGGGATTTATTAAATTGCCATCATCATCAACACTTGAGTCATACACAGGAGTTTCATATGTGTAATCAAAAGGTCGTTTTTGATTAAATGAAGTGGTAACAAATGGGCTAAATGACATTTGTGGGCCTTGGCATCTTATGCCGTTGCCATAGTGATTTTCTATAGTATTACCCTGCAAGACTTGGGTTGCGAAATTACTAACAGAACCAGATGCTGAAGCTGATGGAGCTGCAGTGTTTGAGGTATTAGCAAACACTGGACTCCCAAATAATAATCCTACTACTGTGAAAATATAGTTGTGGTATCTGTTACGCTTTGACTTTCTATTGTTCTTGTTATATCTGTCACTGATTCTAAACCGGGGGGTGTATAAACTTCTGTAAATTGAAAGGCATCTCCAGCATTTGTAATTGACCAATTTGGTTTTTCTCCTAAATCTAAACCAGTCCATGTATAAGTTGTACCATTTATAGTTTCAGTAACAGTTGCATTTGGTGCAGATATAGTTGTTCCATCATGTTCAATACCTGATCCTGTAACTGAATATGTATATCCAGAATTGTAGTTTGATGTTCGTATGGTCTCTGTAATATTTGTGGTAGTTTCTGTTCGGCTGCTAGAACTACCCTGTGTAAAGTTAGGAACAACAGGCACAGCGTAAACAGGGCTAGATATAAATAAAACAAACGGAAGTGTCCTCCACATCAGTCAATGGTCAAGTCGGTAACAAAAGAACCAGTAAGCGTAACTCCTGTACCAGTTCCAGGAGTAAGGGTAATTGTATGGTTATCTAAGCCAATATCTGCTGTACCAACACTTGCTGCCTCAGTTGATGTGATATTTGAGAAGTTTGGTATCTCACCTACTGTAGATGCTGCGGAAGGTGTCTGGTCACCTTCTATGTAGCTAGTAGTGTAATTGAACGCTTCCCCCGCACTGGTTTGTGCAACTGAATCTGGGAAAGTAATTGATGGAACCCCGTCAGTAGTATCACCAAACCCACCAATACTATTTGCATCATCAGAATCCAGTGTAGTTACACCGCTACCTGAGATACTGTATGAACTCGAAACTTTTTCGGCAATACTACCAGCCGATACTGCTTCAAGTTGAACACTTGATGAAATTGTATGACTGATTCCACCAGCATATGAAATAGGCATACCAGTAAGTAAAAAAAGCAAAAATAGTTTTTTCATTTAATTCCTACATTAGTGTCTTTATTGTCCACTATCTTAGCAGTGTTTGCAGGTTTCTTTTTGTTAACAGAGATACCGTAAGATCCTAATACTCCCGAAGTTAGGCCGGCTAAAAACGCACCATCATTACGAATCTTGTCCATGTATCCAAGAGTCATCATTGCTAACGACCAGCAAAGAATCATAAACCGCACTGCATGACCAAAGATTTCTGCCCAATCAGTACTTTCTTTTTCTTCTTGTTCTTCAGCCATAAAAGTAAAGATTCTTGTCTAATACTAGCAAAAAGGCTATGTTTGAAAAGTAACACAATAAATTATGATTAAAATTTTAAAACCATTATTGATGACATTTCTTACAACTACAACTGTAAAACGTTTAGTCGTTGATCTTTTACGTGCAATTTGTAAGCAAACTTCAAATAGTTTAGATGACCGTGCTGTTGATATTTTAGAAAAACAATTATTTCCAGTAAGACAATGAAAAAATTTTTGAATATTGAAATTGAAGAAGCACCTCCTGAACTTCAACTTTCTGTTGAAATGAGATGCAGAGACATCATGCAAAGTGAAGATTATGACAATATCAAAAGGTATTGCACTCACTTAGTAAGACATCAAATGAATCAAGATGTTTTTCTTGCTTCAATGCTTGGTAGATTAATAGAGCTAGAAGCTGCTTTAGTTAAAAAAAGTTTAGCAGAAGAAAAAAAAACTAACCCTATAAAAAAGCTTTTTCGTATTGATTAATTTCTTTTTCAGTAAAGTCTCGAATTAATAATTTATCAATTTTATCAACTTCATAATTAAATTTAAGCACAGCAGTTCTAATATGTTCTGCAATCCAACGACCCTCTTCATAAACAACTTGTGCTTTTCCATTTTCTTTTATATGTACATAATGATCTTGACCTTTAAGCTGAACATCTAAAAAGTTTCGTTCTAAATTTTTACGTCTAATGTTTTTTAATCTTTGAAGTTTTACAGAAGAATGTACTTTTTTCATTTTAATTCTAGTGAAATATCAATCCAGCAAGGTTGCGGTTTAACTCCTGGAATCTGTTTATAAAAAGGATTCGTTATATATTCATAAGTTTTTTTACCATCAAAAAAAATTCTACCTATGTATGGATCAGATGGAAACTTAGTTTTTTTCATTGAATTATATAACTACATTAATTTTATTGCTTAATTCTTTCATAATCACTTTTATATCATCTTTATTAAGATTCCTAAAAACTTCGTATTTAAGAACTCATGTACCATCACCAGATGTGGTGACAGTACAATTACCTTTATTTGTATTAAAAACTAATTTTAGATAATCGGAATTAAGCATTTGAATTAAATTTAGTTTTTAAGTATTCAAGTTCAATTGCTTTTTTATCTCGTAAATAATCTTTATTTGTCATGGTAGATTCCATTAAATATCGATCATTTAAACGAGACATAGCAGCGTCATATTCTTTTTGATTCAAAATGGAATGTCCTCCGTTTCTTCTTCTGTTTGTATTCTTCTTGGATTTATAGTTCCAAAGCATGAATCTTCATCATTTTCAAATGTATTTTTCCTACCATTTCCATTTAAATAAATACCTTCAACTTCTTCTCTTTCGTTTGTTCTCATGTCATAAACTTTTCCAGTTTCAACTTTTGTTTTTGCAACAGCTTTTATATGGTTACAAAATTCATCAATTGAGGTTAGTGGAATAAACAAACGCATTTGTTTAGGATATTTTTGTTTGCTGTTTTCAAATGGATTATCTCTAACTGTAAAGTTAACAGGAAGAGTAAGTGCTGGATCAAATTCTTGATAAGCCATAATTTTTAAAATGAATGAATTGGTGTAATGTTGTGTGCTTCTTCCCAA